AGCGGTTTCTTGGTTTTGGGTTTCTTGTTGAGCTGCTTGCTGGCCTTGCCGTCGGTCTTGGTGCTGCGTTTCTTTGGCATGGCCTAAAATTACATCGCGCATCTTTTGCTTAATGGCGTCGCGTTCGTTGGCTCCGTCTTTGTACAGCGGCCAGCTTTTCGCTTTGCGTCCGTTATCGGCTATGCGTTTGAGATATGCGGCTTTATGATCGGCGAAACGGTCTTCGCAGAAGTCAAAAAAACGTTGGTTGTAGTCAGCCACTTCCGCGTCAAATTCTACGCGTCCGTTATTCTCAAGGAACCGTTCTTTCTCGCGTGGGTGCGGCCTGTATCGTAGCATAGCTTCATTGCCATATACTTCGTTTATGATGTAGCGTCGTCCTGACATGAGGTCGAGCCAAAATCTTTCAAGGTTGGTCATTTCGCTCGGTTTTTGTCACGCTGGCGCATCTCCTCGCGCTCGGTGTAGGTTAGTCGGTCCTCGCCTTTCATCCAGTCAGCTTTTTGTACTCGCGCGGCAATCGGGTTAAACTCGGTGCCGAATTCGGGCGTGATGTATCTGAGCGCCTCGGCGGTTTCGCGTTCGTACTGCTGGCGTTCGTTTTCGCGAATCGTGTTTACTACGGGCGCTTTGAGTTGCTCGTATTTAGCAAAGCATTCCACAAACTGTGCAAGTTTTAACCGCTCGTAATACGGCCCAAACGCCTCTTTTGCCATCATGTAACAAGCTAACCGCCAATCGGACAACGTAAAGCAAGGGTACGTGTGCAGAAGTTCGTTTACCGTCATTTCGATTTCTTCAGGCGTCGAAAGCGTCTTATTTGCGTCTATGAACTTGACGGTGCGCGTAATCATAGCCGTCAGCGCAGCGCGTGTAGGCACTTCGTTGTATTTCAGCGCGGTCTTGACGTTGGTGCATTTAAAACACGTCTCTACGGTCAGTTGTGATGCGTCCAGTTCTTGCAAACTCCGCAAGCTTCTGTTGGTTGACACTGTTTTCAAGAGCTCGCGCTCCTGCGCGGTGAGTTCTGCCGTTCGTGGGCTGCTTAAATACCAGTCCTTTCCAACCGTTTGCAATAGCTCGGTGGATAGCGTCGATGGCTTCGTTTTGGTCGGTGTATTCATTTTGTAGTTTCATTAGTGCCCGCTGTTCGCTTTGGGCGGTTTTGTATTTGAATCGGTGGTCCGTTCGTTTGTACTCTTTCCATTCGTTCCAGGCATCCAGAAATTCATCACTTTCAAAAGGCAGCACAACCGTAGGGTGTGCGCTTTTAGTAAATGTATTAGTAGATGTATTAGTAGATATATTAGTATGTGCTGAATTCTGCGCACTCGTTTGCGTGGATTTACGCACTCGTTTGCGTGATTTTACGCATTCGTTTGCGCTATTTTGCGCATTCGTTTGCGCAGATTTACGCAGTCGCCGATTGTATCTGCTGCCTTCTCTGATGAGAAAACCGCGCGCGATGAGGTTGCTGATGTAACCTCTTGCCGTGGCTTCTGATACGTTCAAAAGCGTTGCGAAATACTCATTTCCTGCAAAACATTCTTTGTTCTGATCGTCGAAGCTGGCGACCTCAGCAAGCAGCACCCGTTCGTTTGGGTGCAGCTCGCTCAGGTTCCATATTTCCATTGGAATGCTCACGTACTTACGGCTCATAAACCACGCAGTTGATCTAAATATCTTAACTGCATCTTTTTTGATTTCCTCATATGCGGCCAAACTTGCCGGCATAAAGCTTTAGCTGCATTTTTATCTAAATGATTGCTTCGACCGTTAGCGAACTCCAATGCCCAATGTATTGCGTTTGCTTTGCCGCTGTCACAATCTAAAAAATAGCCTATATCTGCGGGATCGGATTGTTTAAATTCTTCCCACTTTACGGTCCATGTTTGTTTGCACCATTTCAAAACATATACTCTTGGTAGCCACATCATTTCTGGTTTTTGGTTGTTTCTACCGCTTGGATGAGTTCCTGCGGCTTTATGTTTTCATTTTGCATCAGGCGGCTGGTGTATCGCAGCACGCCATCGGGATCCTTGGTGACGTAATTATGCAACGTACCACGGCTAACATCAATCAGTTCAGCGCACGCCTTCAGGCTGCCGAAATGATGCTGAAGGTACATTTTCAAATTCATTTCCATTGTCTTCTATTTTCAGTTCCCACTTTATGCCTTTTAGGTTTAAATCGTCCACGTAGCGAATCATGCTAAGCGGGTCTTCAAAGCTCACGCGGCTCTTTGCATCGGGTAAGGTTATTCTGTACACTACCACGGCATATCGTCGGCTGCAGGTTCATTCTTCTTGCTGTCTTCAATCACCGTTTCGCGGATGCTCTTCGGATCAGGCAGCTCGTATTTCCACGGCACCAGCGACATAAATGCGCGGTATTCGCCAGTGGTTTCGTTCTTCCACTCACGGCCTCGGACGTTGCACCGCGCTTTGATTTCAGCTCCTACGGTTAAGCCTAAAGCTTCATCCACGTCGTCCTTCAAAAACTCAAGTGCCAAGGTTTGCGGGTATTGCCCGTCTTGAACGGTTACGTGCACTTCGCACTTTCGAAAACCGCTTGCAAATTCCTGCGGTTTGCAGATGCGTGCAATCACGCCTTCAATTATCAATTCCATGTTTTTTGTATGATTGGTTAAACTCTGTTTTTGTCCATCCAGTAAAGTCGATGCAGCGTAGTTGGTTGAGCTGCAACCGCTGGAATATCTCGCGCCATCGTTCTGGCGTTGGTTGGGTTTGTATTATTTCCTCCTCTAATCCTTCATCGTCGTCGCGCATGGTAGACGTTTCGAGCAATCGCAGCGCGTAATCTTTTAGCTGCTCCTGCCGTGCGTGCTGATCGGCTTCTAAGCTGTCAAAAAATTCGTCGAGGCTCATTCCACTTCGTCCTCGCCGTAAACTTCCAACTGATAAAAACCTGCGAGCTTCAAAATCGCACGCGATAACGCCCGTTTTTCAGCCATCGCGATCGGGTACGCGTTCCGGTTGTTTGATTTGCTCACCTCGCCAAATGTTTCCACCTGCCCTATTTCGCATTTTGCGTAGGCTTTAACGCAATATCGCCCTTCGGTGGGGTCAGACCATTCTGGCACGGTAGAAAACGTCACCACGGCCTTTATTTTGGCTTGTACGTGTTCCACGCCTCGACGCGTCATGATGACAAAGCCGCGCGGGTCTTTGTGGAAGTGGTCGGCGCGCATCTCGTATCGCTCCGACAATGCTTTGAGTTCCTGTACTGCGCTCATACTTTTTTACCGTTTGAATACACTTCTATTGGAACGCAATCAAAATTTATGACTGGCATATATGGTGATGCAAAACGCAAACTGCTCAAATTGTTGCTAACAGGCTCGTCAATAACACTGTTCAGTTCACCGCTGGCAATAGATATGACGTCCTCCGCTAAGTCACTATGTTTTGCGTCATCTATGTTGTCAACTGCGTACAAGGCATAAGCACCACACCCACCGCTGCTAACACCATACGCTACAATGCTCTCTGATTTACTCATTCTGTCTAATGTTTCTTCCAATGTCCAATCAGATGCTTGATGTTTTGCGTCGATGTCAATCTGCACCAGTCCGCTGTGCTTTGTGAAGCTGTCCTGCCGGCGTGTAGCAAATACGCCATGCGGCATAATCGCAGGCAGTTGCTTCTTTTCCCAGTCGTTCCTTGGGTGTTCAGGCCGTACGTTCTCCAACCAGTCCAATAGATTCACCTCGTAGGTGTTCCGGTCAAATGCGCCACGGCAGGCGCTTACGGTGATGCTGTGTAAATTCATTTCGTTCGTGCTGCTACAAGTTGGGCGCGGAAGTTGTCAATGAGTCGCAGGAATTCGCGTTCCTCTCTCAGCTCTTGCTGCCAGTGGTTGAAATCGGTGGTTTGTTTTACGTGTACGCTGGATCGCACACAAATGGGCTTTTTCATATTTCGTATTGTTTAAGGATTTCGGTTTGAATTGCATCTTCATTCCAATACAGCCAGTGCGTATCGACCTCCGTAATTTGGATGTGGTCGTAGCTGTCGCGGTTCTTCTGCCAAAGGCTAACGTGCAGGATTGTAAATTCCATCGGTTCGGGCGGCGTGTCGTACGTGCCGTCCTCGCCTCGGTCAAAGTAGTAAGTAATCACCATGTCAATGGTGTCGCTTAGTTCGATTACGTATTGGTCTTCCATTGTGTATTGTATTCTGTGCAAATGTACAATGGTTTAAACATACTTCCAAACATTTGGCAAAAAAAAGCGGTACCGCCTGCACAGTACCGCCTTTCCAATGAAAAACAAAAACCCTAAACCATATGTCTGAATGAACTCAGGCCAAAGATAAGCCTTATTCTTTATTCCGTCGCTTGGTGCGGCCTAAAACTACCGCGTTAATAATTCGCTTCAGGACGTCAACTACCTTATCGTCCTTCTCGGTTTCTGTGAGCGCGGTGATCGTTCCGGCTGCTGTCAAAATAGCTAGGGCAATTTCAGCCCAGTACGTAAGCAAAAGTTCTTTCATCTTATTGTGCTTCTTCGATTTTCCAATACGGCAAATCGTGATTTGAGTTGTGCAAGGTAACCCACCAGCCGCCAAGCCGTGGCGTATTGAATCCTTTTTCCGTAGCCCAGCCTGCGAAACGGTCGCCTAACATCTTGTAACTGCCAAGCTGCAAATGATGCACGCTGTCTTGGTACAACTTACCAAAGCGGCTGATGCGATCGGATGTGATTGGTACGTGCCATTTCTGATGCGTATGCCCGCGCACGATTAGGCTGGCATCTTTAAACTGCATCTGGTCAATGTCAACGCGCAAAACACCTTTTGACCTTGGCGCGTTGCCGCCCATGCCGTGATGGTAATGTACAAATGTCGAGCTGCGGCGCTTGCCGTTGGCGTAAATCTGCATCCACAGCCAGCCGCTGTATCCTGCTACCTGGATATTACCGCCGTTCTTGTTTACGATGTACGCCACGCGGTCGAGCGGGCTGGTATGCATACGCTTTTCGATGTTCGTTTCATGGTTGCCGCGTCCAAAGAATCGGATGACGTCTTTGTACTTGGTAAGGAATTCGGCGGCGTCCTCAATTACGTCGTCTAGGTACGTGATGCTTTTGTATTCGGGTCGTATGTCGCTGTAGCTAGATCTTGGGTCAAATTTTCCCCCCATCAAGTCGAACCAGTCGCCAAAGATAAAGACTTGAGTTTCAGTGCGTTGCGCCTCGTCAAGGTGTTTGCGAAGCATAACGCGGTCGCATTTGACGCTGTCGTAATGCACGTCACTAATGAACAGCATACGCTGCGGCGCGCGCTCTACTTTCACCTCGTGAACGGTGCGGCTGATTTGGTTTATCTTCATTCTTTGTATAGCCAAACCACGTCGGCGTCCTTGCTGGGGTCGTCGTCGACATGGATAAAATGCTGATGGATTCCGATGCGATTGAAACCAGCTTCGAACAATGCGCCGATAATGTAGCCGCGTGTCCTGCTGTCGCTGCAAGCAATATCGGCAGCCAGCCCCTTGGTGTGTGCGGAATTAGCCACGCCACCGACAGCTCTGTTATGACTAGGGCAACGGTAGCCGCTAGTGATAACGAATGGGATGCCAGCTTTGTGGCGGGCATCGTCCAGCATTTGCAGGAAATAATCTTCCATCATATCAATCCCGCGTCCTTCGCCGTTATCCTTGCATTTCTTGCACTTACAGTCAAATTCTTCAGGTCGAAAGTATCTCATAAGAAAAGGATTCCTAACGCTGCGATAAATATGATGAGGTCGGCAATATCGGCGCGACCGTATTCACGGGCTTTGTATACCATATTAGCAAACACGATGGCCAAGATAATCCAAATCACTTCGATTGCATTTTGGCGAGCATCAACTCGATTTTGTGCACGGCTTCGAGCAGCTCTTTCATGTCGCGTTTAAATTCGTCCTGCGATAACTCAAGCTGCACCACGCGACCTTTGAGGCGCGCCACCGTACTGTTCAGGTTGACCCAGACACCGATAATACCTGCGATAACTGGCACTATCGCCACAATTAATTCCGTAGTCATTTTGATTTCCTTTGTATTATAAACCACTTGCCGTCATGCGCTAGTAAAGATACACCATCGTAATCTCTTGTAAAATCGAACGATGTCGCCCCGTCAATTGTTTGGCTGCTAGTAAATGGATTCAAGGTTACATAAGTGTTTGCGCTTATGGTTTCGTCGCTTTTGAAACGTAGCATGCGCCCTTCATTTTTTGACGCGTTTGGAAGTTCAATAAACGCTTGACCATTTGCGCCAGACCAGCTATTAAAAATCATGTAATCCGTTCTACTAACTGTATACCTAGTTGCATCGCTGTGTACAATTTTGGTAATCGGTTGCTGCAAAAAGCGTTGAAATACAGCGACTGGAATATTACCGCTTTCTTCGTCAATTAAATTGCGAACGTCAAAAACCGGTTCGCTGTCATCTTGCGGGTCGTGCGTATCGCTAATGGTTCCGTCAGGCGCAACTACACCACTGTCATTATTGTAAAGTAAAAAGGCTTCATATTCACCTTCGACTGGTCTTGCGATGTAGCTGGTTTCAAATGGAAGGTAAAAATCACTGTCAAATTTCATGGCATGAAAAGGGCTGACAAAACCTTTATGATAACTTCCACGCTTGACCGGAGTGCTTAAGGTTTGACCCGCTAAAATTTCCGCAACGCCGAGCTGATGTATTGAGTAATCCACCGCTGGATTCGCAAAACTGTTCCATTGATCTATAAGCTCTCCAGGTGTTGAAATGTTATCGAAGATGTTACGGTGCGTTTCTAGGTTAACACTGCCAATCTGAACCACATCTTGCTCGTATGTTTCTTGGTTTGTTTCGTTCGTTGTCGCAGCGTAGGTAATGACGTCTCCATTTGTCGTGTTGCCAGTCATCGCGTACATAGCAATGGAATGCAGTTTACCAAACGCGTTAGCTCCGGTAATATCGGTTATTACCGTGCCTTCGTGGTCATATCCTATAACCTCTGCTATTAATTCCAAATCCTCGCTTTGTTCCGGTAAAGGTTCTAAATCAATGGTGAGCGGCACGTTGTTTGGATGAACGTACAACACAGTGCTGGGCCATGCTTGGTTGGCGTAAAAAACGCCGTTATTGCGGTCTAGATACATTTGCCCAGAAGTTAGCGGTATGTAATAATATCCAAGCGTTGTCTGCCAATTAGGCTCACTAAAATTCATTTGGTCAACCTGATACGACTCTGAAAAGTTACCATAACTAAACGCTCCCGGACCAAACGCTACCGAGTTAGCATAATATTGTGATCCGCATTTAATCCGTAAACGCAAAACCAAACGACCAACTGTATCTTCAGCGGTAAACGTTCCGCCGCCCTCATACGTATGCTCGTATTGAAACTGCAAACGCAACACCGTACCGTTACCATATATTAAACCGTTGTCGGTTATGGCGTCGCCAATTTCTGACTGCTGACCGACTGGGTTTAAGTACTGCGCGTTATCAAATAAAACAGGGAAATTACCGTTGGTAATCCATTGCCGCCGAACGTCTTGCAATGGCGGTAAAAATGTAGTGCTTCCGCCTTTAAGCTTTACTATATCTGTACCGACTACAACCTGTGTGCTTATGCTCGTTGTTGAAGCGCTCACCGTACCGCCTTTTGTAACGGTAAAAAAATCAATCGTTTCATCTTCCGCCGCTGCGCCAACAGGAATAAAATAGAAACATCCTTCGCTCATAAATACTCGAGCGTTAAAAGTCACTGCCAAATTACTTAGCACTTCAAAAGCGCTAAAAAAGTTCGCTATGCCGTTATCGTCAGTGTTGTAAAATGCTGAGTGATTAACTTCTGACTGTATCAAAGCATTTGTACTACCAAAAGTGCCCGGCACAAAATTATTGGCGTATTTCAAAAAAACGTCTGTCGTGTCATATATATGAAGCGCTCGCGTTTTCAATAAGCACTTTCGTATATGCTCTGCGATGTTGTCGCGGCCCGTGTACGCTGTGCCTGAGTTGTTGTAAAGAACGTTTTTCAGGTTACCTAAATCGTCAACCGCGTTGATTGTATTTAATATTGGATAGGCTTCGTCCATTAGTGCAACCTGCTCCGCCAAGATTACGCCAGTCCAAAACAAAGTGTTTGCCCCATCAGGGTCTTTGTAGATGCTTAGCGTAAAATCGGGGTCGCTTGAAGTTGCTAGCGCTTCAAGAAATAAAGTGTGCGAAGCGTTGTTTTCAATCAAAGTGAATGACACTTCGCTACCAATCACCGGTTGGTGTCGGTCCTCGTTGTTGCCGCTGTATCTAAGCACAAAGCCATCAGCGCCTAACGTAAATTTCACGGTGGAAACTTGCCAACCGTTTTGGTGAATATTTACCTGCCAATCGGTTCCGAGGTCGTCGGTAAATTCTGCTTGTAATCGTATCGCGTCTGCCATTAGAATCCTCTTACACGGTTGCGGTCAATTGCATTGCGTTCGCTTGTCAGCAATATATCGCGGCCTGAAATTTTGCCGGTCACCTGCACCGATTGGCCGCCCATCATGCTCTGTAATTTACTCAGCGGCGCGATTACCTCCGGATCGACTCCTGCGTTTCGGTTGTCACCTACCATAGCCATCGTCGGACCAAACGCCAATCCACCTTTGGCCAGTGCTGGCGGCTGCGAAGTCATACGACTGCTTAAACCCTTAATGACAGCACCGGCAGCGACCAAAGCAACACCGGCGGCAACAGCTGCAAGTGGATTGGTGGTAAGGCTTACAAAGAATTGCGTAGCGGCAATACCGGCTGCAATAAACTGCTGGCCTAAATCAATTAGCAAGTTGGCAAGACCAACAACCGCCTGACTGAATACGTCGGTCATGGTCATCGTACCGGCAACAAGTCCGCCAATTGCCAAGCCAATGCCCATGAAAGCGCCTTCGAGTGCTGGCCCCATGTCTATCATCATACTCAACTCCTTGCGGCCCGCCTTCATGTTCTCAGCCAACTCGCTTACGGCGGTGCTGCTTTCTCGAATCAGCTCCGGCTTTGGTCCAATTTGTCCGCCGCCTGATGTGTCGGAAGGTGTTACATCTACCGCACCAGCTCCGGCACCGCCTCCAGCAAACATACCGCTCACCATTTCGGTGAGACCGCCAAGCGTGCGCAGCGTTTCGGCTACCGTGTCTTCACTTACCAAGCTGATCGGCTCGCGGTTTACTTGGTCTTCTACAGCCGTCATAAAATCCTCTGCGGCTTTCTTACCAAACTCGGCCATGCGTTCGCCTGCGTTGGTAAAGGCTTGGCCAATGAGTTCCGGTATCGCGCTGAAGTCGCCGCGCATAACCGCGCCAATCACCGCGCCAAGGTCTTTGAATCCTTCTATAACGCTATCGACTGCGAATAAAAAGAAATCGAACACCACTTGCACCGTGCCTTTGATACCGCCAATGATGCCACGCAGCAAACTCGATTCGTTGTAGAGCGTAATGAAGTAATTGATAACGCTGGTGATGTACGGCGCAATCTCATCGGCAAAGGTGACGATAGCAATGCCGAGGCCCACAATCGCACCAACCACCAAACCGACCGGCGAAAGTATTGCCATGAAGCCCTGCACCAACGTGGGCAAGATGACCAGCAGCGGACCGAGCGCGGCGGCAATACCTGCACCAATTACCATGAACCGCTTCGCCTCAGGGGTCAGGTTTTGAAAATTGGCCAACATATTCTTCAAACCGTCAATTACCGGCGGTAAAAATTCCATAATGATAGCGCCGAATTCTTCCTGCAAATCGCCAAAGCTGTTGGCTAATTGCTTCAAGCCACCGGTGCCAGCTTTCGCTGCTGCTTCTGCTGATCCGCCGTATTGCTTTTCAAGCTCATCAAGAATAATTGTTTGCGCCTCGGCTAACCGCCCGCTTTCCGTCAGCGATTTGATAACTTCTTTTTGGTCTTGGCTAAACTGAATCCCTGAACGGCTCAACGCGCTAAGGTTCGCTATCGGGTCGTTTAACGCCTTACCCAATTGAATGGAAGCGCCTTTCAAATCGCCGTCGAGCCGCGTAGCAAGGTCAAGCGCAACCGCTTGCGTGCGTTCAAAGTTTGTGCCGGCAATATTTGTAAACGTAAGTAGCTGCGCCGTGGCATCTTTCAAAATTTCCTCGTCGCCGAATAATGTTTTGGCCTGCAAGTTGCTGGCCATCTGTTGCAATTGTTTTGACGTGTAGCCAACTGTTGCGCCGGTTGACTTCAAACCCGCTTCGACTTGTGCGATGGCTTTGGCTTGTTGGTCAAATGCCTTAACAGCGGTAAAGCCAAGGGCGGCGATTGGTGCGGTCAAACCCATCGTCATCGACTTACCGAGCTGCTTGGTGCTTTTGCCAAAGTTCTGCATCTTTCGCATCGACTGGCCTAACGCTTGGTCAAACTTCCGCGTATTTGCGCCGATCGTTACAATTAAGTCATTTAGTTTCGCCATTGGTCACGCTCTAAAATTCGCTGCTTTAATTCCTCTTTTGTAAGGTTGTGCCGGTTCTTCTCAGGCCGCTCCCACGGGAACTGCATCAAATCCTTTGGGGCTAATTTACGGCCTTTTTTTAGGTGCGGTTGGAACATCATAGCACCGAGCCACCGCACGCGCTCCCACTCGGCACGCTCGCGGTATTCCTCCACCTCTCTGTTGCCGTCAAGCGCCAAGCTTATTTCCGCGAAGGTCATTGACCAAAACGCAGAAGGGGATAGACGCAGCACGCCCATCCCCATCCGTATTATTTCGGCCCAGCCTATTGGCTCGTCCGTGCCGTCTATCTTTTTTTTTGGTCGCTGTACTCGCCGAGAACATCGAAGCACTGCGTGACGTGAGCCAGCGTAATATGCTCTTCAAACTCTGCAAGCTCCATCGTAAACTCCACGCCTTCGAAATCGCAGCCGCATTCCACGCCTACAAAGCAAAGGTAAGCGCACGCCTCGGCGCTCAGTTTCGACGGGTCCGATAAGCTGAACACGTTCACCTTGGCTTTGCGTTCAAACTTTTTCAGCGCCTTCATAGAATAGCGCACTGGATAATCCGTGCCGTTTACTTCTATCATGAAGCTGGTGTGTCGGTAATTACGCCGCTGATTTCAAAGGTGGCGCTGTACGTAGCTGTATCCTCGGTACCACCTGACTGCTCCAAGCTAGTCAAGAATCCCGTGCAAGCAAATGACAAATCACCAGTCACTTCGTTTGCCTTTTCAAACGTCAAGGACAAAGCCGTACGGTTTTCAAATGCCGCAAACAAATCGGTTGTGTCTTTGTTGCTGTCCGCATCGGTGTAATCAATCAAACCGCTGCAGCTGATTGAGCCGGAACGCGTGCCGGCCAAAAGCTCACGCCATCCCGCGCTATCTTTGGTTGTGATGTCGATGGTTTCCATGCTCAAGGAAAGCGAGCAGTCTGTGGCGGCTGCGATCAACGTGTCGTCGATATATACGCCCAATTCTGTACCGTTAAAAATGGCCATTTTATTCTTCTGTTATGTCGTTAGATTCTTCGTCGGTCTTTTTCTTTGGCGCGTCTAAATAGCCTTTTTTCTTCAGCTCTTCAGCAAAAGCGGTGGTAACTGTTGGCGTGTCGCCTTTCTTCCAGTTGTTTCCGCGTAGCTTGCACGCTTTTTGGATTGTAACCTTCATGGCTGCAATTTAGTCAATTTCTGATTCATTAAATACCCGCGCGTTCTGCTGCCGTCGTGCAGTGCCTCGCTTC